CCGGCTTACCGTCTGGTGAAGCCTTCCGATCCGCCTCCACCGGGGGATTCGCGGACGTCTCGGCTTGCTTCATTGACGTCTGACCCATCCCGCCAACCGGTGGCATTGATGTGGCATCGTGCAGCATATCGTTCTCCACCTTCCCCATCGCGGAGACAGCGGGCGTATCGGTAGCTCCGGTTGGCGGCAGGATAGAATGGTAATCGCCATTCACGTCCGACCGTTCAGCCGTCATTTCCCCGAGAACGCCATCGAGATCCTTGATAGCCTCTTGGTGGGCGCCAAAAACCTGCTGGATTTTGCTCACGATTTTTTTAAACTTGGCGAGATTAGAGGCGGAAATGACTTTCCCGACATTTCCAACTTGTTCGTTCTGTGTTTCCACGATCTCACCTGTCCTGCATGAAGGACATATCGCCTCCATGCCCAATCCGCAATACTTTCGCTCCTCTTTGTTCAGAATAATTGATCCCTGATCTCTCGGCTGGTTCTTCAAGTCCTCCACAAATACCAGAACGTGGTTTGGGCGGATGTTGCCGACAAGCGTTGCCGGATGGATTCCGCGATTTGTCCGGCACCAGAATCCTGTCGAGAGTGAGAGGATCCCTTTGAGAATATACTGTGAGCACTGACCATCATCGGTGAATACCATCTGGCCCATTAGCCGGGGGTGTCCGACTGTAACAAGATGAGCGTGATTGATAAACCCGACAATCTTACCTCCGATCCGTGCGAGTTCCCGATCCCGGTCTTCATCGAATGCCTTCAAGTCAGGATGGGTTTTCGCAAATACTATCGGGATGCCGTTCCACTGGTCAGCAGTCGAGGTAAAAGATTCAAAGGGGAAGTATAAGTCGCCGATCACCCGGTTGAGGAATTGCAGGATCGCGTCGTGCGAATCTGCCATGCCCCCAAGGTTCCGGATAGTCTCGGCCTTGGACGTTACAGGCTCAAAATCTGTGGAAGGCATTAAATGATTATAAGAATCCGTTTGCTTATATCGCTCACGCGGATTTAGTTAGAACAGAAATATTTGTGTAAGTAAACTTGTTTTAAGAAAAGGTTAGGTTGATTCACTTAAGCTCGCATTGGATCATATGAGCTAACATAGGATCTGGTAAATATTTATGAGCGCAGATTATCTTACCGATCTTTTCCTCTTGATCTAATAAGTATTGCATCGCTTCATCTTTCGATGCAAGTTTCTTTAAAGATATTCCCTTCATAAATTTTCCACCACCTAAAGAAGTAAAATCCAAAGGGTGAACTGTTATTTCCTCAATATTTAATCTGAGATTTGCAAATGTAATATGATATTCCCATTGGATCGGCAACTCTTCAACAGGGGTACAAACAGGACCAAGAATATCCTTTAAATGAATACTGTGATAGGATAACCATCCATTAGGACGAACTAAATATTTGGGATGGTCATATGTTCCCATAATTTTCGCAATCATGCGCTCTCCTTCAAAATTTATGAATACCCATTGATTTAACGAATATCTCGGGGACGGTTCAAATTGTGCTTCTTTTTTCTTTAGAACAAAAGGCCACATTTTTCTTTCACTCTCCTTTTTATAAATTATAATACCACCGTTCTACATTATTAACTTTGTTACAGTCGTAAAAAAGGAGAGGTTGTTTAAGTTAATATTTTATCCTGTAAAGGATCAGGCCAACTTCATGTAGTTCAGCACGGATCGCCCATACTCATCAGAGACCAACCCGTAAAACCCATCAACCGCCTCAGACACCTTGACACACACACCAACTTCCGATGTGCCGGTAGAATTGGTGTATACCCAAGTGAAGGATTTTGTAATCGTTGTGAGGTTATAGATGTCCGTGACAATCGCAGAGCGCCGTTCGGTGTTGGGAACGATCGTAGTTCCGTTAGCATCACAGAGCGCGTAATACACATAGATCGACGATGCCGGCGGAGCGGTAAGAGTGGTATTCTCTCGGACATTAGCGGATATCAGATATGATCCGGTACTTGGAGTGGTGAAATTAAGCGATGTCGTACCGCCGGTGTTGGCCTGTAACCACGATGCCGTAAAGTTCACGGTTCCCGTTGCAGGGACATTATCCATGACTACTGATCCGTTTCCTTTCATGGTCGGGATTGTCACATCGCGCATGTGCGTGATGTTGTTAGTCATATCCTTCCAGCTGGTCGTATTGAGGGAAGTCAACGTTTCCCAGTAATCCGCCGATACCGGGGGAATTACAAGGCCCGCCAGAAGAATGAGTGCCAGCAGAGCCATAATTTTCCTTAATGTGCCTTTTGAGATCATGGTATAGCCTCCCAATAGATCGTCTGTGCCGTCCCAGGGGCGTTCAGGTTGGTCTTGATCGATACCGTGAAGGTAGTTGCTCCGATCGCCGTCACCGCAACCATCTCACCAGCAACACTGCCGATTGCAATGACTGAGGTAGGAGCTACTGAGAACCCGTGCGTGATCGTATCGCCATCCTCGACACTGGTTGCCGTGCCGGTTCGGGTTGCCGTTGTCGGTTCGTGATAGTTCAGGTTAACAACCATAATTACCGCCCCGTGTATCTTGCATTGACCGTCGCATCAGTCCCGCCACTCTCACTCACGAACCTCAGCCGGATATAATTGATCTTGCTGGTATACGTGAACGCATTAGTTCCGTCTGCTGTTACAGTCGTATCAGTGTCACTTTCTGACAAGTTGTAGAAGTTCTCGCCGTCAATACTGCCTTCAGCGCGAAGCACGACATTAGTTGTAATGCCGGCCACGGTATACTGAAGGACATGTTCTTTGAAATCGCCGCATCCAATAGCTGCCGAGACTCCGGGAGCCGTCAGTTGCGCGAATGGTAAAAACATACCCATAGTTATGTCACTCCTGTTTGTTCTTGCACCGTCATTTCATCACTTCCAAAGAATTTATAGAGTTTTTAGAGTTTTTAGAGATCAATAGGAGCCGGTGTAAGTCCGTACTCCTTAAAAGGCAATATGGTGATGAAAGCTTATATCGCTCATTCCAATATTATCATAAAAAGGAATTACCATCTCAGTACATTGACCACGGTCTGGTTGCTGCTGTAATCTGAGAGCGTACTGTTGACCGTCAGGTTGACCCGGTACACGCCCGGCCCGTACCATACCTTATAGCAGTTCTGCGTATAGCAATGCGTCCCGTCGCCCCAGTTCCAATCCCATGCGGTCGGGCTGCCGGTGCTCTGGTCGCGGAAATAGATGCCTTGAGGGTACCGGACGGAGAGGGGGCCGGCCGGGGTGAACTGCGCCAGCGGACCGGTGACATTGACATACGTCACCTGTGCACTCCGGTTCGTGCCGCCGTCGCCGGTGATCGTCAGCGATACGGAATAGTTGCCGCTGGTTGTGTAGGTGTGCACCGGGGTGGCGCTGGTCGATGTTGTCGAATCCCCGAAGTCCCAGAGATATGATGAGTGATCTCCGGATGAGATGTTGGTGAACTGCACCGCAACCGGAGCGTATCCGCCGGTGCTGTTGGCGGTGAATGACGCGGCGACCGGGACAGGAATATATGACAGCCGTGCGCCAACAGTCTGATTGACAACCGAAGCGACATTAGCCAGAGACCAACAGAACAAACCGGCAATCGCGCCACCACTCCACCTGCCGCCGAGCAGCGCCCCCCTGTTTCCTGTGGCCTGATAGTAGTAGTCGGGTATATATGTACTAGTGCTTCCTCCTGATGCTGATGACGGCAAAAATACCCAATCTGCCAACACGGTGTATGAGAGATTACGCTGGTACCCGCCAGCATTCGGCAGAACTAATCCGGTGTATATGTACGGCGACGCGAATGTGTCACTGGCAAACCCGTGATCGGCAATCCACGGTTTATTATTCGCTTGGATATTCAACCCGTCAACCCATTTCCAGACGTTGCCGTAAAAGTTTTCGACTCCGCGAATGTTGACCGGATACGTCCACACCCCGGATGAGTGCAGCACCGCTGAGTTCCCTGTGGCGTTCCCAAGTGTTGATGTACTGCCGGTATTGACTGCTTCATTGCCGGTGCCTGATGCAAGGTTCGTGACACCCGCACCGATAACTACTTGTGAGTCCCAGTTCGCGTACTCGGTAATATACAGGAGTTCGACTAAGCTGACCTGCTGGAACGTCTGTAACTGCCAGCCCTGCGACTGGTTGTATGATGCGCCCTTGTTGCGGTTCTGGACCAAAGTGCGAAACAGCGGGAGCGTGATCGAGTTGTTCTGCCCGCTCGCCGGTTTCAGCCCGGGATACGACGCCAGCATATCGCCGGTGACGGCTGCGGTATTCACACCCGCGAAATCGCCAGTGTTATATGTGCCGTTCGCGTACTGCACCGCGCCCTCGTATGCCCCGAGGTAAAAGGCGTTTAGTTCATGTCCGTCGCTGATGAAAGATGGATGGACGCCATATTGTGGAGAGGTAACATTCACGTCAGAGATGGAATAAATGAACCAGTTGTGTGCCGCGTCATAGGTGGTATAGTACCAGAACTTAGGGTAATACACCATCACCTGATCGCTTTTGTTAACCCGCCCGATATTCTTCCACGGCGCGGTGTTGTTGAAGTCCGGCGGGGTTACATTCGTCAGCCCGTCAATTGTAGTCCATGCCAGTTGCGGGGATGGCTGCGAGGCGTTCCATGTGACATTGACTTGCGTGGCGGATACCGGCACCGTGATGAGGAGCAGGAGAACCAAGAAGGCGATAAACCTTGCTGATTTCATACCACGCCTCCGTCTGAATCCCACAGAAATTGATTTTCTGTTGATGAAGGATTGGTGGGATCTACCCACACCCACATATCTTTATAAAGTGGTGATGTGTCGTAAAGCGGAACTCCGTTAACATATCCGACAATGAATATTGGTTGATCTCCAGTGTCCTGTTCTTGATTGTGTGCAGGAATTTCCACCATCGATCTGTCAGAATATACAAATCCGTGAATCGTTTGCGATACTGGATTTTGCGGAAAAACAGCAGAGGTGATCGTGTAAACGTTAAAAACCATCAAAACGACAAATGATATTGCCCATATCACATCAAGCGCTTTTTCGTTCATATTTCTTCACCACCATGCGCGACAAACCCCGCCAGTTGCCACATGCGCCAGTGACCGATCACCAGCCGGTCTAAAAAATTGGACATTGCGCCCATCCCTTTTCAGATCTCGCGGACGATCAGATCATAGGTTCCCGAATCAGCACCGGAATATCGGAAATTCACTGACCACCCGACAGGTACAATTATTCTAGCGGGATATGCTGCACCTGCTGTAAGGGTAGCCCCGCCGTATTCCGTCTGTGTCCGATCGCTTTCTCCAGTTTTCCGGAAGATTACCGATAATACTCCGGCATTTGACGGGCAGAACCGGTATTCATAGGTTCCAAATGTGCGGGTCGGCGTAATATCAGCATCAAGAAGATCAACACTTGCACCGGGAAGCGATTCTCCCATAAGGTGAACTGGCTCAGCAAACCCGCCACCAGGGGTTAGTTGGTTATATCCTGATTCGGTTGTCATGACAAAACCTCAAATGGTAAGTATATGATACTCTGCACCACTCCTTTATATCGCTCATTGCGTGATCGGGACATCCTCATCGCCCGGGACGGCCTGCCGGCGTCTGCGATACAGGAACTTACGAATTCCCGCCTTCTTCCGCGGATCTTCTTGGTTCTCCGGCCATTTGTTCAGTGCTGCCGCGATTTCCCCGGGCGATTTCTCATGTTGCCATTGGATGATATATGCCTGTTCTTTCTTGGAATAGTCCCGTGCAAACGCCATTTTATAAGAATCTCCCTTGCCCGCAGGTGATCTGTTCGTGTCCACAGGTACAGTGCGTATGCGGCTGTTTCTGCGTGGTTTCTTCTTCATCTTCTGAAAGACCTAACGACCTTTCACTAATTATCCATCCGCCGCGACAATTTGGATGGCTTTGAGCGTCAATCTCATCTGCCTCTTCCTGAGTACAGATCAACCCGTCAATCTCAGTACACCCGCGATATTCTTTCCCCCCGACAACAAATAAAAAATCAGTACACGTGCGCTCGTCCTCGGCTTCTATGCGTTCATAGTGAGTTACGCTGATCTCTTTGTATCGTTCTTTCGTGCCGGTATTGATCGCCTTCATGGTCTCGGTTCTGGCAATCATCCGCGCCCGGACTTCCCCCACACTCTCCGTGACCCCCTGAATCTTCTTTGTTACAGTCGATAGGGATTCTTCATTCACCATCCCATCCGCTACAGTCCGGCGGATCTGCTGGTTGACGGCATCCGAGACGCCCTTGAACTCTCCTTTGGACTTCTCCACCAACGCCCCGACTTTCTGCCATGCCCGTTGTCGTTCCTCAAGCGGAGCGCCCAGCTTGATCCCCATCTTGGCTTTCAGGTTCAAGTCAGCGTATTTTGTACCGTGGGTGAAAGCATCGGGTATTTCACGCTCCAGAATGGCATTTGCAGGGCCGATCAGTTCAGCAGTAGTCAGATCCTCTAACCGCTGATAGAAATGCTCAATGCTGAACGATACGGGCCATTTCTGCGTGTGTTGTTCCATCTGCGTGAATGGCTGCTCAGCCGGCTTGAGTTCCGCCAGTACCCGGCGGCGATAGTTCCGGAATAAGGTGACTAGTTTTGCCTCAACTTTTGCGAGCCGCGATAATGACCGAGTGGGATCCTTCCAGCTTTTGGCCGTCATTGTTTTGCTTCTGTCCTTCATAGCCATCCTTTTTCCCATGGTGAATCCGGATCAATAACGAACCAATCACAGTCTGTTGATTTCTCCTGCTGTTTTTGCTGGAATAACGACGGACAGGTATACCGGTATTTACAGGAGTCGCAGTTCGCCGTCATTTTCGGTATCTCCCCGCATACCAGTTTTTGGGAACGCGTACGTTCTTATGCCAATCCGAACACTTGTGGCCGGCAAAATGCCGATAAAGCGGTGAGTTGGGATTGTTACAGACCTGCCGGATGGTCCTGCACCCGCAGTTCCAACAAGAATCCATTCACTCACTCTTTTCTTTCTTGACCCACTTGCCGTCCTTATCCTGTTCCCAGTTGGCCTTGAGGATCTTCCACATCGTTCCGGACGCTGCCGCCCTCGCTTCTTCCGTCTCTTCATGATACTGGTTCTTCCGGAGATCCTTGTAGATCCGGTCAGCTTCCCTCTGCATCTCCTCCGGGGCATCGCCAAGTTCGGGCGTCTGGTACGGGGGGTTGATTACGGCCTCGGTCTTGTTGGCAACCTGCTCAACCTTCTGACCGACCGGGACATGCGCATACCCAGCAACGTCCACATTAGGATCATACTTCTTTACGTTCGTGATTTCCTTGTCGTCCATGATTTATTCCTCCTTTCTGTGATTTTTTCTTACCTTGTTCTTTGTGCTCAACCTTGTGACATTTTACACATAATGTTTTACCATTGTCCACATCCCATAATTCTTCACAAACAATAGCTTGTTCTATTGTCGTAATGTTATTCTCATCAAGAATCAGAATGAAGGGTTTAATGTGATGGGCATTTAACCGCCCTCCACGAACTTTACATTTTTGGCAGGTAAATTGATCCCTCTCAAATACCGCAAGAGTCCAGTCTCGACATTTTAATGATTTGCGAATTTGTTTATGCAAACCTGTAACGCCACCTTTCCACTTATGAGATTTTGGGCCGCGTTGAGATTCGCTTCTCTTTTGTCTAACCTCTGGGCGTTTCATTGGATTCTTGTCTGGGTGTTCAGATTGATACTTTTTTGTGGCGTCGCTTAATTTATTTCGGGTTTCTGCGGAGAGATGTTTATTTAACCAAGGGGCATTCCCATTCTTCATTGACTTAGATATTTTTTGTTTGTGCTCAGATGAGAGATGCTTGCCAAAATTATGGTTTTTTGATCCTCGCTGCGCGTCACCTACTTTTTTATTATGCTCTGGTGTTTTCGGAACGTCTTTTAATGATGTGGATATCTTCCTCTTTCGTCCGGCCTCTTTGATGGGATCGTTACAGATACCGCGTGTCATTTATTATTGAACGCCTCCGGGTTGCCCGATTCCATTATTCTGTTGCCATGTGCCATCTTTCATATGTACCCATCCGGCTTTTCTAACGGCGTTCCATGCATACGTAACCGCTTCTTCGTTACGGTTTGCTGAGTCTGCTGGGTATCCACTGGTGGAGCAAGAGAACAAATATGCTTCTGTTAAGATTTTCTGTACCTCAGCTGGAACTTCATCTGTTGACGGCCAATACGCAGCCTGTGTGATTCCGCTACCACCGATATTCTCCGTAGTATCGTTGGGATCCTGCGGGAACGCTGATCCTTCATCCAACGCAGCATTGACAATCTTCTTGACCTTATCGTCCTCCACGTACCGGTCAGGGTTCAGTTCATCCGCCCGCACGGCTTCAAGAGCCAACCGGGCTTTCTGCATGAGCGGTGATTCCTCGCCACTCTTGGCCGGCTCCTCTCCCTCTTCCGGACCCGTGGGTGCCGGCTCAGTACCCTCCTTAGGGCCGGGTTGGGCCGGCTCCGCACTCCCGAATGCCCCGAAGGGTGACGGCGGGGTCATGGAGGCATAGTACTCCTTGAGTTCCGCAAGGCCCGCTTCATCTAGTTCATCAACCCCGAGTTTCTGCCGGATCTCGTTTGGCAGACCGGTCTTGGTGGTGAACAGTTTGTCAGCCTGCTGGAGTTCAATAGTGCTGCGATCGATGCTCGGATCAGGAATGTCTACCTCTACCGTATAGCCCTCATAGCCGTTCACATCAAGATATTCCTGAAGGACGTGTGTCCATTGCGTCTCAAGCCACGAATGGACGTTCCGGGTGTAATCGTCCACCATCTCTTTTTCACTGCCGGACGCCCCGCTTAACGGTGCTGACTGTGACCGTTGGATCTGGTTGGCGGCGTTGAAGTATTGGGTGATCAGCCGGTCAAGTGCATCGATGGTTTCCAGCGCAGACCCCGAATCCTGTATGCCCGGCTCAATGATCTCGAAGTTCGCTCTCAGCTGGAACCCTGAATTCTTGCCCCAGTTCTGTAAGAGCAGTTGGCCGTATTCAATATCGTTCCCCTGCGGGTTGATGATCTTGAGGAACAGGATCGGTGCACCTATACGATTGACCCGCTGGACTTGTGCCTGCCATGTGAAATCCAGCATGGCGATCAGCGGGAAGATCGGTAACATCACGGGTTTTCCCGCAAGGTCCGGGAATGCGGGATCCTTGATCGTCACGATATTGGTCAGCTTGGTTTGCAGGAACTGCGTGGACACTACCGGCCCCGGCGGAGCGTTGTTCTGCGGCATGTAGAGCGTCTGGAAGTATTCTACGCTGCCATCATAGGGACTGATGACAATACCCTGCATGATATCCGAATACAGGAACGGCCTGCCATACGGCTGCGTGCCGAACGAATCTGCCGGCAGGTGCCGGAGTTTCTGAAGCGTGTAGACGTTATCGTCCCAATCCCATACGGGGTTGAACAACGAGATCCCGAACCAGAAACAGTCCGCCCACGACATCTCAATAGCCGCCTGTAACCCGTAAGTATGCGGCTGTACCATCACGGCATCCAGCATCTTTACCATATCATTGACAATCGCCGTGCATTCGTCCGTGTCAGTCTCGCCGTCCGGATCGTGGATGATGATCTCACACTTCTCCCGGAACAGCATATGGCGTTGTTTGTGGTAGATCCCTGCCGCGTAGACATTATCCTGATAACGCCTAATTATTTGGGTAGTATATTTTGGAACTCTATAATAGTTTCCAAAACTTGAAAGAAATACAACTCCTTGCTCATCTGACCGGTTGATCGTTTCTGGTTGACCTACCCCCTGAACGGGATATGCCTGAATTGCTCCGGCTGGATTGTTCACGGTCAATGCCGATGTCCGTTCTGATCCGGGCGGCCCGGCAACGTTCCCTAGATTAGGATCCTGCTGTGCGCCCGGCGGATTCTGGGCCGGATACGGTACTGCCATCGACCCCGAAAGGTCAGACTGGCCCGGTCTCGGTGCTTTGTTGCGTATTTGTCTCATACTGTTCCTCCGACTGTAACAAACGGGATAAAGTATAAATAGTCAGAAAATAAAGTATAAATTACCCGAAGAGGGAGAGTGACGAAAATGGATGTAAATGACCTTAAAGAGCAACTGATCGCATGGTGGACCGCAGTAATCCGAGACCCTGTTGAGATGTCAGCAATCTCAGAATACCCCGGAATATGTCCGTGCGTCTTTTTGACAAGCGAACACAGCGACGCCAACCGCGCCCCGATCTGGCGATCCGAACGGGCGTTTGGTGCGGTATATCTCTGGGTGTGAGTGGGATGAAACCTACCGTTGCACAGGCGATCCAAGCATGTAAGGATATTGAGGCAAATCCGTACCCCTATGGCCCCAACGTCGTGCGGATGCTCCGGAACACGCGGCTCGATCTCGAAAAGATGCAGTCTGCGGGGATCACGCACGCCCATCCGGGGTATTGCTCTCATCCTACCTTTGCGGGAGATTGCGCTGAATGCAATCTTACCAATTATGGCAGAGATTGCCAGAATAATCCCTTGAATTAATTTCATTTTTTCCCCGCATCAATCATTATAATCCCACCGTGCCACAAACAATTTTTCGTCTTTTGTTGCATTTGGTCCAACAATCGGTAATTTCGGAGAGAGCCCCAATCGTTCGGCATGTTTATCAATAGAATCTAATATATCTCGCTTAGGAACTTTGCCGGCAAGAGCGCGAACCCCCTCAGGGCCGTATTCTTTTACAAGTGCAGTTACTCCCAGAGATTGCCCGTCTCGGATGTGACTTGATCCACCTTTACCATTCAGGTAATCAACTTCTTTTTTAATATCGTCCACGGTACCGGATTTATCCCACGTTTTACTATCTCCATTGAACTTGTAACTGCGTCCTTTGAGATCGTCTTTGATATCAAAACTGTGCTCAACAGCAATTTTAGCATTGTCCGGATCATTCGGAGAGACGGAAACAATCCCGTGAGGTTTCCCATATTCTCCCCGCCCCTCATAGAGATCAGTGGGGTATCGTGTCGCGAGGGAGGATACGTCTTTTTGAGTGGCAGGAGGATTCGTATGTTGACCCCTCGTAGAATATCCCGTTCCGGCACCTTCACTCTTCCCTTCATTTGCGCCGCCCGAACCAGACTCTGGCTTCGCACTTCCGCCACCTTCGCCGGATCCGCCCACTTCGCCAGGTCGTCCTTCATGTCCGAAGTTCCCCGAGCCTTCGCCACCATGCTTGTGTTGTTCCATCATCGATCCAACCGGGACATAGGCTTTACCCGGCTGCATTAAATTCGCGTCTTTTTCTGTCATAATAATCACATCAGTCCCGGCAGTTCCCTGCCGCCTTGCGGGGTCTTCTTTCCCGGCTGGTGCCAGTGGTACTTGATACCGCCGCCCGGCTGGGTGTTCATATGTTCCTTTTCATTCCAGATCTCAGGGAGTTTCCTCGCGTCATCGTCCAGAATATCAGGCGTCCCGACATTCTCCGTGGTCAGGTTCTCAATGGGGATCGGGTTCCCGCCGAACCGTGCTGCCGTGTAGACGGAGATCGCTACGGATAGCAGCAGGTCGGCGTTCTGATCTACACGCAGTTTCTCTACTTGGCCGGACGGGGATATCTCCAGCTTGAAATTCAAGATCTCATCAAGAAGCGGCTGGCATAATTCCAGTTCGGGGGAAATCTGTAATTTCCCTTCTTGTAGAACTACTTGCAAAATAGAGATGATGTCACGAAATGGTACCTCCCAAAAGAGACGGTCATAGCGCCTGAGCGGATCCACCGCATTCTCAATGTGCGGTTTAATGGCGGCCTTGACGTTTGCCACGTAGATACTGACGGGCGATATTCCGCCGGTCTTGAACATGTCCCGCACCGGATCGCCAATGAAGGTAGAGTTTAATACGACCAGCCCGCCCTTCAACTCTTCCCGGATCTGGTTGACCGTCTCGATGATCAGGGGATACGGCGCACCCTCAGGGAACCTTTGCAGGTACCGGACTTTATACAGCAGGATCGGGTCGAGGGTGAACTCCGTAACGCTGATGGTGGTGCTTTCCCCCGGATTGCCCGCAGGCTCGACCCCAATATAGAAGTGGCTCATGATCCTTCTTTCACCTTACATTTCCGATCCGGATGTGGGCAGGATTTCACTAGACATGAATATGAACGGGAAAAGGTTATCTTGCGGGTGCCATCTGTAGTGGTAAAATCCTGTCCCCGCGTTTCGCGCATTCGTTCATATTCACAATCTGCCATTGTTACAGTCCTGATTTCAATCGATATTCACCAAGCGCGGGTGCCCATCTTCCCAAAATCCCACGTCTTTAAATGCCTCTTCAATCCGTTTGAGGACTTCTTTCGTGTGACCATCTGCCATACCTTTTGGTTCAAATTCAACAGTAAATCTCGTCATTTAAATCTTCCTAATAGTATTTCTTTCCACTCTGCCGCAACCTCTGGCTTAAACGGACATGATATCGGAAGGTTAGTCGTCTCTCCCTTCATTATAAGCCGACAATGGGGTTGATGTCGTGTTGGGCATTTTTCACATCGCCATACCGTTTCGTTGTCTCTGTGGTTTGCGTCGGTCATGTTACAGTCCTGCTTCCTTTAATTTCTGTTCGGCTTTTAGCATTCTTTTCACAATGATCGCAAATTCTTTTTCAAACTCTCCGAAAGATTTGTCCCTCGTTGCATATGCAAAACAAGATCCGATTTCAGTCCAATGATTGATATAATCTTGCGGTGTTCGATCTGGCTTGTGACGAATGCCGGTGTCAACAATGCGTTCTAATTGCCCCCATTCGTGCTCTTCTGCCAATTTGGTAAGTTTGTCTTTGAGCGCGGTCATTATTCCAACCGCCCTTTCACTTCATCGTTCTTATGCTTGTCTTCCATCTCTTTGAGGTGAGTATAATACATCGCAATTTCATCCAGATGATCCTTGGCGATCTTCGTGGCAACCGCCGGATCATCCGTGTGCTCCTTCTCAACCTCAACGCCAGCCTTCAGCTGCTCGGGATCGTAATCGCTGTCAGGCCGGGGGTCGGGGCCGGACAGGGACAACTTCGGGCGGTCTTCCGTCTTGGCATTTGTTACAGACGTGAATGTTACGTCCGGTCTCATGGTGTTTGCATCTTCATTCATGGATACTACCATCCTTTTCAACAATCAGACTTCTGTTCCCGGGCTGAATGTCAACCCGTATGCGTTCCCGCCGGTGTTCGACTGTGGGTTTGATACTGACCGGTAAGGTGATCTCCGCGACCGTTTCAGGCATTACCGTCCTCGTTCGGAGAATCCCATTGCTCAACCGGCGCTGTCTTCATGAACTCTCGCAGTTCTGCCCGCAGGACTTGCCTTTCTTCTTCCGTGCGGGTTTCCAATCCAACTGCAAGCGCATCGACAGCATGACCGATATACTCACGCAGACCGGGGCCGTCCTCACAACAATGAGCGGGTTCCATGAAAACAACTTGGCATTTCTGCCCTTCGGGGTGTTCCTGCACATAAAAATCAATACGCATGAATTTCACTCCCTTTACAGGTAAATTTTTAGGCAATGTGTAATCCATTATTTTAGCTCCTTCAGCATCGCTGCGATCTCCTGCTCGAGCGCCTTATTCTCATCAGCCGGCTGCTTCCCCGCCTCCGCTTGGATTGCCGCAATGCTACGTACCGTATAGCGGTGGATGGGCGTCCCGGGTTTCCCATATGGCCCGAGATCCCGGATCTGGCCCTGCGTGACAATGACCTGCTTGCCTTCCTGCACGCCCGCATAGAATTCAATCCGGAGGAATGGATGGAAGGGATCGGGGTTGTCCTGCACCCACTTGCCTTTCTCGAAGTGGCCGGTCATTGGGGTCTCTCCTGTGTCAATGCCTTGACTGCTGCATCGTGTTCTTTCTTTAACTGTTCAAGCCGGTCTGATAGGAATCTCGGTGCATCTTGCATCATTCCCGATTCTTCAAATGACCTTGATCGTGCGTCTTCCATAACTACTCTCCTAATAATGTCTTAGTCTGAAGTTCCTCTTGCGTTCCATAGATCGCGTGTACCTTATACGCCCAGCCGGTTCCCGCCCATACGGGCCGGTTGCTGTCGATTGATACCCAGTGGTCGATCCCTTCGATAGAGGCGAAGTATTTCTTCGGCGGTAACACTTCCCTGACAACAATCGCGTGGTCGTCTGCACTTACGATCTGGCATTCCGGGATGACCATACCGAACATTCTCCGTCCGGCGGGTTCGCCATCGTGTGCGTCGTGGTACCATGCTTCGGGGTCAAGGTGATGGGGCGGGAACTTGAACCGGTGCTGGTTCTGGATGATCAGGTAGAGCATCCGGTCGCCGACTTCCCGATACGCGGAGTCTTGGAAATAAATCAGGATGCCGGCGGGGATGACTTTCGAGAGGATGTCAAACCGATGCTGGGCGGCGGGAGCGTCACTTGCACCAAGGTTATTCCCGGGTTCCGTCTTGCCCTCGCACCGTTTGTAATCCTCCACGCAAATCTCCCAGAGCACCTTTGCATTGCCGGTTAATCCCGTCGTCCACTCCGGCGGGATCTTGACCAGCTTGAGCGCCATCCTGAGCGTGCCTTTCCACGGGATATGAAACCGGAAGGATTCGCCGTCACACTGTTCAATCCCTGCTTTATCATTTAATCCGAGAATTGATCCGGCTTTCATTCCGTATCCTCCAACGGGCAATCGTCCGGATATTTTTTATTCAGCATGGAAGAGCCGGTATTACCCGCATTTAAGTTACAACGATCTCCCCCGGCATCCCCATAACAATCAGTATTCTGGATAGGGCATTCATCACAGCCCTCAATTTTCTCTATTCGATCCTTTAACCGGATTTGTTTCATGGATTACGCCACCAACGGACAGTTTACTTGGCGCTGGATAATTACATTCTCGTTATATTTACCGTGAATGCAATGTAAGGTAGTATCCTGTTGATTGACATCGGATTCGTACTCGACAAAATCAGCATAGTTGATTGATTCGTCAGTGATTGGACGAGTACCGGAGAATAGATAAATGGGGACACTGTCTTCCGTTATGGTATCTTTAGGAGGAAACAGTGATGGCATCTTTGAGACGGAGATACGATTCCATCTCAAAATCTCAAGGGCATCGTCGATGTGTGACGCCGCTACAATGATCTGCTCGCGTTGCATGGGGTCCCTGAAATGATTATCAGGACACCGGCTCTCCCAAATATAATATTCCTTCATAGTTACTTTCTCCTTTTGTGCATTGTGACTTAATGCTATCGGTCAGGTTGGCCGAACTTGAACTTCAGGGCTGTAACAGTGGGATTCAGCGCCCGTTTAATCTCCGCTGACCGGAATGGCTGCCGTCCTGTCATCCTCTGCGAGAAGATAACGTACCGGCTGGCATCCAGCGCATCGTCATAGAACTTGACTGGCTCTTCCAGCACGATATCCCCTTTCTTGACGTAAGAGTACTGCCGGATCTCTTTCTGGAGGTTCGGGGAGTGATAATCGATGTGGAGTTTCAGCGTCTTGAGATGGTTGATACCATCAATCACGTTCTTCTCTGCCGGCATTGCATTAATCCCCGCCATCCTGAGCTCTTGGATGCGGGCCGGTTCGGCGGAATCGCAATAGAACCGTTTCTTTGTATCCGGCACGCGCTGTTTTATCAGGTCGATCAGTTGCGTGTTCGTCAGGTGCGATTGGTAAATGAGTTCCCGGAGGTACGGTTCGCCGTCCCGCATCTTACACTCTATCAATGCCGTAGGATGGTTAAACCCGAAATCCAGCCCGTAACTCAATGATTCCGGTTCGATCTCGTCATAGTTCCGGACGATATCATAGTTGCTGTAGATCAACTCTTCCAGCACGCCCGGCTCTCCGAGCGCATAGACCCGGTATAGGTTTTCGTTCTGCCCAATCAGATCTTCAAGGGATGCTCGATATGCATCCGATAAAAACGGATTATCCCAATGGGTTGAATGGATAAGCGCAGACTTCGCGGGATCTCGTTTAAGTACCTTCTCTTGCCATACCCAATGTGAGCCGGCAACAGGATTAAAGGTCATGAATAGTTGGTCAATCCCATCATCCATCCGGGGGTTTCTCAACGTGTTCTTAATGAAAAAGAGATCGTCTTTACTGAATTCTGTAATCTCTTCAATGTATGCGATATTATACGAGGATGATTTGAGTTTTTGGGGGTCGTCCAGCCCGGTGAACCGCATGTAACTGCCGTTATTGGCTATGATTACAAGATCCGACCGGTTTATTGTGTAATCTCGCTTCTCTACATATCCGTCCACATCCATGATTTTTAGGATCATCTTCCATGTAGTATCCTTGAGCGCAGGCCGGGTCTTGCGGGTAATCAGGAATTGAAGGTTCGGGACTGTGAAGAACATCTCTACAAGCCACTGACAAACGGAATGGCTCTTACTTCCCCCAGAACCCCCGTATAAAATAAGCTCTTCTTTGTCTTTATTGGCTTGAAAGAACTCCCAGAACTTACGGACTCTTGCGTTCTTGGGAAGATCCTCTTGGGGGATCGGCAGGCTCATTCACCCCCACGTCGTTTTCAGGCTCCTTTCGCTTAAATCTCAAAGATCGTCCGGCACTTTCGGTAATTGCGGCTTCCTGCGGGGCCGGAATCTCTTTCATAGGTTTCACGCCATCTACCAGCATGTAGGTATGGACTACCTTGACAGGGCCGCCATCCGCTCCGGTCAGTCCGGTATTCCCAGTGGTCAGGCCCGCTTCCAGCCGTTCCAACTTGACCCCGGCATCTATCAGGGCAGCGGCATCCTTGAGGGATATCGCCGGTAACGCCTCTCCCTTCGAGAGCGCGTCCTGAATCTTCTTGCCGATCTCCTGTATTTTGGCTCCCCCCACCAGCTGCATATTCTTAGCTAACTGGATCCTCCGTTCACTCGCCGCCAGCCTCTCCCGCTCCCGCTGGTTCCGCTTGAGTTCGTCCACATGAGCGTCATACGCACCCGCCCGGGCGACCCAATTATACTGCGATGACCATGTTTCAAGGTGCCGGGCAGTGTTACATCCGATAACTTTCCGAACACGTTCCGTTGAGCGTTCCATCGCATCCAGATCGCGATAGATCCGGAATGCCGCCCATGCTTTGTTTGTTTCTTCCGGCTGGCGTTCCCACGGTTGCGGCATTTATCACCTGTAACATACTATCTATAATCGGGTAATCCTTTATCCATACGGTCAGCGTAACAATAATGGAATCCGGGAGATGGCCACCTTACTTCTTTCAGATAACAACACATTACGCATTTTATAGTATCTGAAGGTGTTTTATCTAACGGGCATATTTCTGGAATTTGGTTGCTCATTGTTCGTCCTCTGTAACATTTGCTTATCTTCGGGGGATTTAATCCCCAAGACCCTATTCGCCTTTGCTACCATGTATGTCCAGAACATCATAAAGTGTTCGATAAATGACAGGATAGTACCGGGCATTACATCAGGGAGATGATAACACCCTACGATATTCATTTCCTTTGCGCCGCAATCAGGACACTGAAGGACGTAGATTGATAATGTCGTTCGGCCTTCGTCCATTACGTCTTTGTGTTCGGAGTTCAGGCTGGCGAGGGTTTGCCGGGGATACCGGCTCCTCGTTTCTTTCGGTTTTGGGTTTCCGTGGCATGTGGACTTTCCGTGAGTCTCTTGATTTTCATCTTAGTATATTTTCTGATACTGGCCTTCTTACTCCCGGTCACATGCTCACGCAGGATCTCAAGATACGGCTCAAGAGATAGTGGTTTGGTTGGCATACGTCCGGGTTTCATGATTTTTATTTCCATGATTGGTCGTCAACTGGTGAACGGGGCTATGGCCTCCTCCACAGCATCCTTGATCGTTTCCTTTAGTTTCTTTTCATCAAAGTTACAGGCGGCCGGGGGGGATTGCTGTACGGGTGCCGGTGTCTTCTGGTTCTCCAACTCAGTGATCCGCGCCTGCATTTTGAAAATCGCCTGATTGGGATCAGAGTCGTACGGAATTGTAATATTCCATGATGCTTTTGAGAGCCTAGCAACACGGCCCTCCTTTCCGATTTCTCGCATGGAATATTGTTTGTAACTGCCTGTAACATATAGATATCGGTTAAATGGATAGCGAGAGGCAGATTTGAACTGCCGGACTTCTGGTTATGGGCCAGATGAGATATCCTGACTACTCTATCTCGCTGCATGTGGGACACACTTGGCACGGGCTTTTCTGGATTGCTGGGAAGTGCCCGCCCGTTCCGATGACCGCATGTATCCCCTAAGTCCAACAAGCATCTGGATATCTCCCCTTCCCGGGGATTCCGCCAGATCGGTTCGCGTTTTCAGCCGGCTTGCTCGTCAGCTCACTTATTGGATGCAACCGGCCGGATTCGAACCGGCG